CCAGCGCCGCGCCTCGGCGATCACGAGGGCGGCCGGGGCCGGATCGAGCGCTGAAGGCAGGACCCCGCCCGCCAGCGGCTCAGAGGACCCGGCCGTCATGTCCGCCGTCCGTGGTGGCATAGCGCAGGACCGCGTCCTGCCCGGGGATATGGGGGAAGCCGCGGAAGTTGGGCACGTTGGCGAACTTCGCCGCGCAGGTGCCGAGCTGCTTGTCGCAGCCCGCGGTGACGGTGAAGGCGTCGCCCGGCGCGATCCCGCGCAGCGGGGCCGCGGCGAGGGTCAGGATCACCTCCGCACCGGCGCTGTGCCCCGCGACCTCGGCCCGCCGTCCGGCATTGGCGCCGGTCGCCCATTCCAGTGCGCCATGGACGAACCAGCCGGTAGCGAAGCCGTCCAGCCCCGTGGCGGTGAAGGCCCGGTCGCGGCGGGCCTCGGTGACCGTGCCGGTGCCGCGGAACTCCGACCGGTCCAGATCGACCCGGCAGCGGGCATCGCCGAGGCGGGCGTCGCAGAAGGCCTGGAAGGTGCGGCCGACGCTCTGGTCGAGGACATGGGCGAGGCTGCGGACCTCGGCGACGAAGGCCACGCGGCCGCGCCGGATCTCGCCGAGGCTGCCGCGGCGCATCAGCACGCGCTGCGCGGGGGCGGCCCAGTTCACGCGCCAGACCTCCACCTCGGCGCCGTCCCAGCGCCCGTCGAGGATGTCGGTCTCGCTGATGCGGTCGGAGGAGAGGACCCCCTCGGCCTCCTGCGCGTCGACCGAGAGGTCGGAGCCCGCGCGGATCTCGGAGGCGGTGAAGCCGGCCTCGGGCTCGAAGGCGGTGCCGTCGAAGGCGAGGGTCCGGTCGTGGTCGGTGAAGCCGAGGGTCAGCCCGTCGGCGCGCCGGATGCGCCAGCACCAGGCGAGCGTGGTGGCGCCGGTGTCGAGATGGGCCTGCAGGGCGGGGGAGATGGTCTTCACAGCCGGAGCTCCAGGAGGGGGATGGAGTCGATCGAGCCGAGCCGCTCGATGTCGAGGGTGACGTCGAGGGTCTCGGCCTCGAAGCGGACGGGCACGTCGAAGGCGAAGCCGGCGGTGAGCACGGCGCCGGGGGCCGGCGGCGCGGCGAAGGTCATGAGGCCGGTGGTGGCATCGACGGTCCAGCCGGAGGTCTGCGGCGTGCCGTCCAATGCCACAGTGACGGTGTCCGCGACCGGTTTGCGGATCGCGCGGCTCCAGGACTGTGCGCCGGATGCGTAGACCTTCGCCAGCTGGAAGACCGTCGTCGCGCCGTCGCCGGTGCCCAGCGGCTGGTCGGTGGCGGCGGGCGTCTGCGAGGGCGGGCAGGACTTGTAGTCGGCCCAGTCGCGGAAGCGGAAGCCGTGGAGCCGGCCGCCGCGCGCCTCCCAGAAGGCCACCACAGCGGCGAGGTCGTCGGCGCGGCGGATGCCGTAGGAGACGTCGTAGCGGCGGCGCGAGTCGGCCCAGGAGGCGTTGCGCTCCTCGCGGCCCGAGGCGAGGGCCACGACCTGCACCCGGCGTTCCGGCCCGCCGCGGGCGCGCCGGCCGATGGCCTCGGGGAAGCGGACCTCGTGGAAGGCCATCAGAGCCCCCGCCGGCCGCGCTGGACCGCGCGCGCGATGTCGGCCGCGATCTGCGTGCGCCCGGCGCGGAAGGACTCGGCATCCCGGGCGTGGATGTGGACGGTCACCGGCGCGGCCCCGTAACCCTGCGCCTCGCGGCGCGACAGCACCCGCTCGCCGCGCTCGAGGATGGCGGGCACCTCGCCCGGGCGCAGCCCAGCCCAACCGCCGCCGTGGAAGCGTTCGGCCCCGGCGAAGACCGCCGCCGGCACCGCGCGCGCGGGGCCCGGGTCGCCGGCGATGCCACCCGCGTGCAGGACGCTCGCGAACCAGCTGCCGCCCATGCCCGACAGCGCGCTGCCGAGCATCCCTGCGAGCGGCGCGGTGATGAAGCGCCGCGTGGCCAGCCTTGCGAGATCGGCCATGACGGAGCCCACGAAGTCGCGCAGGCTGAGCTTTCCCTCCCGGACGAAGCGGGCCACCGCGTCCTCGGCGCCGCGGAAGGCGCCGGCGAGCGCGTCGCCGATCTCGCCCGCGATGCCGTCCGCGCCCTCGGCATAGGCCGCCAGCCGGTCCAGCAGCAGGTCCC